TGGACGGCTGGCGCAAGAAGGCGCTCGCGGTCTGGGATCACGACGGCTCCTGGTGGGTCAAAGTGGAATTTACGAATCGGGATGTCCTCAATGCCACATTTGAGGTCCATTGCACGCTCACCGATTGGGAACAGCTCGGGTCTGCTGAGGCGGTGCGCCGCTACTTGCAAGAGGTGCTGGGGTAATGGACTCGCCAGCAATATTATCTAATCCACCTAGATTCATAGCCGGATTAGATATAGGTCAGATGAACGATCCGTCAGCCCTGGCGCTGGTCGAGCGCGAGATGCGGTTGGTTCATGGCCATTTGGAGCCCTATTTCTTCGTGGGGCATCTCGAACGTATCCCGCTTCAGACACCGTACCCAGAGATGGCGCGTGGGGTGCGGCTCCGCCTGGGGCATATCCCGGAGCGGTCGGCGCTCATTATCGATGCGACAGGGGTAGGACGTCCAGTGGTCGATGAATTCCGGGAAGCGTGGGGCGGGTATGATCCCCTCACGCATCAGCGCATCACGCTCCCGGGCAAGCCGTCGATTGTCGCGCTCACTATCACCAATGCCGATCAGCCCAGGTCGGAGCAGTGGGACGAGTGGTACGTGCCCAAGCGTGTGCTGATTATGCAACTCATCGTGACGTTGCAACAGCGGCGCTTGGATGTCGCGGCAGAGCTGGGCGAGTTCATGACCTGGATCAAAGAGGCGCAGAACTTCCAGTGGAAGGTCGGCGCCAATAAAGTGGACGATCTGTACGGTCAGTGGCGGGCTGGGGCACACGATGACCTCCTGCTCGCCGTAGCCATTGCGGTGTGGTGGGGCGACAAGTATGCACCGCGCACGTTGCCGCAGCGCCAGGGACAACAACAGCAGTATGAGGCGATAGGCAACCCGTTGGTGCGGCCATCACAGGGCAATGGGCAGTATGTCGGGGTGAGTAATCCATTGGTGCGGGGCTAGTATGCCAGGGATGTATCTTGAGGTGGGCATTCTCCGTGAGCTGGCGGCGATGGTGACACACAACATTGTGGCAGGGAAATACGACGAACTGTTTACGATGAAGTATCCTGAAGAAATGCGCGATGTCATTCGTGCTGACATGGAAGAGGTGGTGTGTGCACATCTTGAACGGCTACAGGTGAGGGGGTAGGGGGCATGGTGCATCAGGCGTGGTGGGCAGAGTTAGCCCTTGGGCTTGGCCTGGGCATAGTGCTGGGCTACGTCCTGTATCAAGTCGTGATGGCCTGGAAGGCTATACGTACCTCACGACGCCTGCGGGCGCAGATCGAACAGCGGCACGCAGATCGTTACGAACGTCTCAAGCGTCCCTATGCCTTCATGGCCTTCGCCTTGCTGCTTATTCCTGCCCTCGCCTCTGCGCAAAGCCTGCGCTCTGGCACGCTCCAGGCCGCGCAGTCGGTGGGCAATGGCACGGTGCTGGAAGTCACCGACTATGTGTCGGTCAGTCTGGGCATTATCGGGTCATCCGGTGCGGATCGTGTGGTGAATTTTGAGGGCTCGCAGGATGGCACCAACTATGTGGCGTTTATGTGCATGAACAGGGCAACATTAGTCCCGGCGTTGACCGTGGCTGCGACGAGTACCACGCCGATGCTGTGGATATGTCCCGTGACGGGCTTACGGCTCTTTCGGGCGCGTCTCTCGGATGGTGCGACAGGCACGGTCACGATTACGGCCATTGCGTCAGGCGATCCGGTGCCAGGCTGGCAATTGGCTCCCTAGGAGGGTATGACGATATGGGCGAACGACGACAGACACCGAAGCCTGACGAGGCGCACGAACAACCAGAAGGGCAGTCGCAGGGCATCCCTATTGCGGACCTGCGTATGGCTGCCCAACATCTTGATGCCTACCTCGCGCAGCAAGAGCAAGAATACGCGGCGGTGATCCTCCTGCGCTCGCAACTGACAGGGACCGTGATGGAGATTCTGGACGGTCTCTTGCCTCTGGAACAGCGTAAGGCCGAGTTCGAAGGCCAAATTCAGAGCCTTGATGAGACGTTGCAGCGTCATAAACAAACCTACGACGCCGAAGTCAAGCGCCTCGATGAGGATTTGCATCGGCGTCGGGTGGCGAAAGATGCCGAGGTCGCCGAGATTAACGCACAATTGGACAAGGCGCGGCAAGCGGTAGGCGAGGTCACAGGGCGAGGAGCGGCGTAGAGGATGACGGAGATTTACGAGACGATTCCCTACGCGGAACTCCAAGTGCTCCTTGGCGATGCCGGGACGCTCCCGGTCGTCCATCGGGATATGGTTGCGGAGCACCCCCGTATTACCGCGTATCTGCCGTCTGATGTCCCCAGGATATGGGCGCGGGAGTTGTACGAACGTATGGATCGACATTTTCCCGCATGCAAGGTGCGTCTGGTTTTAGTCGAGGATGTGCCTCGTGCTGATGTATGGCCGTGGTGGTTGTCGGAGCAGGGGATGCCGCTGTAATGGCCACAGCCTACGCGCCGGTGATGCCCTCGTGGCGCCGTGCCATGCACGAGGAGGCCGATGCGCTCTGCCAGCGCTACGAAGCCCTGAAGCAACAGCGGGCCATGTGGGACTTCGACTGGCAAGATATCGTGCGTCTCCTGGTGCCCATGCATGACGATATCATCGAGCGCATCGACCCTGGGCAGTCGCGCACGACCCATATCTTTGACTCGCATCCCTTGCGGGCGCCACAGATGTTGGCCGCGAACATTATGGGTTCGGTCACGAATCAGTCGAGGGAATGGCGCAAGCTACGGTTTCGGGAAGAGCAACTGAATGAATCGCAAGAGGTCAGTGGCTGGATGCACGCCTGTGATGTGCGCACGATGGCGGCGTACAGTGCGAGCAATTTCTACCAAGCAGCGCATACGTATTATGTCAACTTAGGGGCCTTTGGCACGGCAGCGATGTACGAAGGGACGCGCATGGACAGCGATGGTCAGCATTTGTGCTTCAAAACGCTGCCCACGGGCTCCTATGTGATCGCGGAGAATGCGGACGGCATTGTGGATACGCTGAAGCGGGAGCTGTGGTATACGCCACGGCAAGCCATCCAGCTCTTTGAGGGCCAGGTCAGCGAGCAGATGAAGACCAAGGCCGACAGTCCCAAAGACCAGGATACGCCGCAGAAGTTCCTGCACTGCGTCTATCCGCGCAGCGACCGCGATAGCGAGCGGTACGACAATCGCAATATGCCGTTTGCGTCCAAATATATCGAGTTCGATACCAAATTTGTCTGTGAGGAAGGTGGCTATGAGGAGTTTCCCTTCTTCGTGTCGCGCTGGGAAACGCTGAGCCGCTCTCCCTATGGGTACGGTCCCGGGCATATTGCGCTGCCCGATGTGCGGGTGCTGAATATCCTGCGTGAGTTACACTTGCAGCAACTGGCGTTGTGGGTCCAACCTCCGGTGCAAGCCCTGGAAGAGGGCGTCATCGGCAATATCAGCCTGGCCAATCGGGCGGTCAACATTGTCCGGCAGATGGACGCGATACGGCCTATCGACCTGACGGGCAGGCCCGACCTGGTGCAGATCGATCAGGCAGACCTCCGGCGCTCGATTGACGATAGCTTCTTTGTGCACGCGCTTCAGGCGCTGCCGCCGCCTGATGCCTCGAACATGACGGCCTACGAAGTGGCACAGCGCATCGAGTTGATGACGCGGCTCATGGGGCCGGTGTTCTACCGCCTCCTAGCCGAGTTCCTGAATCCGCTGGAAGATCGGACTTTTGGCCTGATGTGGCGGGCTGGGGCGCTGCCACCTCCCCCGATGGAAGTTCTGCAGGCAGCGGCGCAGAGTGGCGGGCAGCTCGATGTGGACTACGATGGCCCGCTGGCCCGTGCCCAGAAAGGGGAGGATGTGAAGGCGATGTTCGACCTGGTACGCCTTGGGAGTGCGATGGTCGAGATGTACGGGGGCGCTGCAGCGCCAGGGGCACTGTCCGTGCTGGACAACATTGACTGGGATGCGAACTTCCGCCATGCGGCTGAGGTGATGGGCATACCGAAGGCGAATATCATCGATTTCCGTGAGGTGGTGAAGGTTCGGGCGCTGAAAGCTCAACAAGCACAGGCGATGCAACAGGCGCAGATACAGAATGAGAGCATGGCAGCTATGGGCAGAGTGGCCCCAATGATCCAGGCCCTGCAGGATTCACCGATGGCGATGGTGGCGTAGCATATGGCCGACTACACTTCTCTCGTGCGCCAGGGGCAGAGTCTCCGCGATCTGGCCCTCCAGGAACAGGCCGAGCGTGAGCAGCGTAACCAGGCCCGGTTCGCGGCCTATCTCTGGCTGGCACGGGAACCGAACGGGCAGGTGCTGCTCGATGACTGGTGCTTGACGCTGCTCAAGCCGTCTGCATGCCCAGAGGATGAAGGCGAGAAGCGCTTTATCCAGAAGATCCTGAAAGTGATACGTGAGGATGCGCCGCGGGCGCTTGCAGGGAGTACGTGATGTTTGGAGAGCTTGGCAAGATCATGGAATACGAGCCACAGCCGACGATTACGATTCTCTGCGAGAAGCAGCCGGTACCAGGGCAGCCAGGGACGTTCCAGCTTGTGCCGCGTGTGTCGTTTACCAACATGCCGGGCGGGTGGGAGACGTGCCTGCAGATGCTCATGCAGTCGGTACTCTTGGTGCACAGGGAGATGCTGCACCAGGCGTGGACGCAGGGCGAACAACGTATAGCGGTGGTGCCTGCGATGCCAAACGATCTGGTGAGGCACGAGGGGGTGTGATGTACGGGATATCGCCAGGGCAGCGAGCTATCGAGGATATGAGGCGTCTTGCGGCCATACGACAGGCACTTGATGCAGGGTATCAGCCATGGGAAATGGCCAGACGCGCAGAAGTTCTCAGAGGCTGGATTATCCGCGATGTTAGCCCTCCGCGCTACTCTGGTACGGGCGTGTTTGGTGATAAAGACGATAGGTTGATTCCTGATATGCCGCTGGATGAGTGGGAGGCAGGCGTGGAAGCGTTCTTACAGGAATGGCAGGCGCGGCATGGAGCAGATGGTGGCTGATACGAGCCGTGAGGCATTAGTGCGGGCGATTCTGGCGCGGCCAACGCAAGGGGAAACCTTTGATGTGCGGTGTATCTGGTGTGATGCGGAGCAGCATATGGCGTGGCACAGCGACGAAAAGGACTTGAAGATACACGCGCCTGATTGTCTCTATGTGGCCCTGTTGCGAGAGCGGCGCGAACAGGAAATACAGCCAGTGCAACGGCCTGGCTTGCGGTTGTAGGCTGTAAGTGAACTGATAATTTCATAGTCCCGCGTTGCTCACAGATTGATCCCCTGTGAGTCGCGCACACTCAAGGCGAGTGCATGGTAGCTACCAGCCATGTGACTCGCCTTTTTTGTTGCCTACGCGGGACTGTGGTTCTTGAACGAAAGGACGAGCATGCGACTCAATCGGTGGCCACTGATGATGGCCGAAGTAGGTGGTGATGGTGGGAGCGGCGGTACAGGCGAAGGCGCGGCGGGTGCTGGCACCGAAGGCCAGACAGGCGCGGGCAGTGGCGCCCAGGGGCAACAATCCCAGGGTGACAGCCTCTTAGACTGGCGCATGGGCTTTGCGGAGAACGTGCGGAATGCCCCTATTATCCAACGGCATACCAGCGTAGAAGCCCTGGCCAAGACGGCGGTGGAACAAGACAGCATGCTCGGGCGGGCGCTGTTTCTGCCCAAGGAAGCACCGGAGACCGATGAGTACCGCGCTGGCATGCAAAAGATTTACGACAAGTTGGGCAGGCCAGAGAAGGCGGACGCCTACGAACTGACCGCACCAGAAGGGCGGGAGCTGGATGCCGAGATGACGGGGCGCTGGAAGAATGCGTTTCACAAGGCCGGGCTCTCGCAAGCCCAGGTCGCTGAGGTTATGAACGAATACTGGCGCAGCGTCGAGTACGCGGACAATATCCGTCAAGGCAGGCGCCAGGAGAGCTACCAGGAGGGGCGCAACAAACTCTTTGCGGAGTTTGGGGCCAATACGGAGCGGGAGATTGCCCTGTTCAGGCACTTTGCCAACCACTTTGGCGCGGGCGCGTTCAGTGGCGAAGGGGGCAAGATGCTCCTGGAACAGCTCGAACAAGCCACGATGGAGGACGGCTCGCGGCTCATTAACTCGCCCTACCTAGTCGCCACGTTTGCGGAAGCGGCGCGGCGGATTGGCGAAGCGGACTTGCACGACAGCAGCTTCTACCAGCCGGGGCAGGATACCGCAGCCACGATGGACAAGCGCCATGCGGAGCTGACGGCCAAACAGTTTGACAAGGGCGGCTTGACGGCAGACGAAACGCGCGAAATGAACCAACTGGCGCAACAGCTCACGCGGGTACGCGAGCGCCAGCAGGGCGGACGGGCCGCATAGGAGGGCCACGTGGTACTCACGATAGCCCTAGATATCCCTCAACTTGCCACACTAGGAGATCGATTGATGGCGTCCTTACAGAGTATTTCTGATGCGTTGACGAGTTTAGAAACGACCTTGGAGACGGAGTTAGGCGAGATTGCCGCAGCCCTCGCTAACCATCCCAGTCAGGAAGAGGTGGATGCGGTGGCGCAGCGGGTCAATGACCTGCGCGATCGGGTGCACAATATTATTCCGTAGTGAACATAATGTGTGCCTGCTAACCCGGTAACGGAGCAGGCTGACCCTGCGGTAAGACGCAGCGCACAGGCGGCGACATAGCCAAGGGAGAACGGAACACACGACAACCTCCCGGTACGACGATGACCTATGCCATGAAGGTATAGGCGATGCCAGGACCGAATGACGCATATATATTTCAGTTTGAACGCAACTACGACCATCTCTTTCAGCAAGAGATGTCCCGCCTCGAACAGTTTGTCCGGGTGCAAGATGGGGTGACGGGTACGATGGTGGCCTTCGGGCTGCTAGGACCGTCCGGGGAACCGGAAGACATCACCAATGAGCGCCATGGCGAAACGACCTTCAGTGACGATCCCAGCTATCGGCGCTGGGCGGTACGGCAAGACAAGCAGTCTGCAGCCATGCTGGACCGCCAGGATGACCTCTCTGTCCTCGTGAATCTCCAGATGGGCTACGCGCGCAACCGTGTCGCAGCCATGAACCGTATCATTGACAAAATCATCATTAACGCCGTCACCGCGACCGCCGTGAGTGGCGCGACCGGCACAGGCACCAGCGCCTATCTGACGACGGCGCCCGACAACGAGGGCGGCGGGGGCAATCAGATTCCGGTTGGGGGCTCCGGCATGCTCATCGACAAGATGCGCGATGCCCGCAGCTATTTCGATGCCCGCGAAGTCGGCCTGGATGACATGGAAATGGGCCAATCCCCGTTCGTCTGGCTGACCAATCCTGTGGGCCATAAGCACCTCCTACAACAGACCGAAGCCACGAGTACCGATTACCTCGGCGTCGAGGTGGTGAACGGCACGGAAGTGCAGTCTCGTATGCCGCTGGTCCGTGGGCGTATCCAGCGTTACATGGGCTTTTTCATTAAGGTCACGAACCAACTCAACAAGTCGGGGGCGGACTTTATTAATCTGGCATGGCACCGGGACGCCGTAGGCTTTGCCCGCTGGGGCGGACGCAAGATTGTCGTGGAGCAAAACATCATTTTGCGCAACCTGGCCTCTGCCGTAGTGGTGCAGGAGTCGTTTGGGGCGGTACGTATCCACGATGCTGGTGTGCTGTCGATTGTGTGTAGCCCCACGCTGTAACAACCTTCTGAGGGGCGGCGACGTGCGGGGAACGCGACGTGCACGCCCTGAAAGGATCGAACGATGGCCGAACAGTTAGTAGCGCAACTCGTGGCAGGTGTGCGCAACTACGCTTATGGCGTCCGGTTGCGGTATATCCCTTTTGATCTGGTCTCGGCAGCAGGCACGGCAGCGGACACCATAAAAATTGGCAATTTACCGCCGAAGGCTACGGTGTCCATGTATCACTCATACGCCCGGTGGGCTGGCTGGACTTCGGGCGCGACATTTAGCCTGGGCTGGCGGGCTTACAAGGATGAGGACCGCGTGACGGTGGCCGAAAGTGCGGCTGGCCTGCTCTCGGCCATCTCCATGACTAACGACGGGGCTTGGGCGCATGGCATGTTGGTCGTGGCCACGCCAGACGACAGTAATCCCGTAGTCGGCAAGAAGTTTTTCAATAACAGCGATCCGGTGGCCATCTTTGCCACGATTGGCACGCAGGCGCCAGGCGCGGGCGATACACTCGAAGGCATGTTGGCCTTTTACACGGCGTAAGAGGGTGCGATGCCAGACGCATTGTCGGTCGTCAACGAAGCGTTAGGGGAGTTGGGATCGTCCCTCATCACCTCTTTTACTGAAGGAACAAGCTTAGCGACGTTGTGCAGTCAAATTTATCCTAGCGCTAGAGATGCTACATTAGAAATGAGTTTTTGGAACTTTGCCACGGCGTTTAGCATTCTCACCCGCCTGCAGCATACCCCGCCGTTTAAATGGCAGCACATCTTCCGGTTGCCCATTGCGCCAGATCCTGTGTGCTTGAAGGTCAGAGAAACGAACGAAGGAGCTAACGCACAGTACGAAGTGGGCTTGGACCTGAACAGCCACAAAGTCCTGTACAGCAACTGTGAGAACGTCGGCATTGTCTATACGGCGCAAATCACGGACCTGAATGTCTGGAGCCCGCTGGCCATTCAGGTGCTGGTCAAGGTGCTCGCGGCACGGCTGGCGAAGGCCGTGACGGGGCAGAACAGTACCGCAGAACTGAAACTGAAAGAGGCTTCGGCACTCTTACCCGAGGCGAAACTGTCTGACGCGCATGAAGGCGCGCCGATTATCCTGCAGGCCAATAGTCTTCTCAGGCAAGCACGCCATCACGGCGCTCACTGGCCTGTCACGTTGGAGCGACCTGTGAGCTATCCGCTGATGATTACCCCGTCGCCGGTGATTGACTTTCTCGATGTGCTCAGCCTGGGCGATGCAGCCTACGGCGCGGTGGGCGATGGCGTGACAGACGATAGCGCGGCCATCCAGCGCTGGGTGGATGATGCCATCGAACACAAGGCTGCGCTGTATGTGCCAGTGCCTGAAGTCGGCTACCGCATCAATACCCCGATCAATCTCTGTGACATTGAAGGCCAGCTCCTCATGTTTGGGCATGGTATCCAGGCGCCCACCTATGGGCGTGGGCTGCTCCCGCCGCTCAGTGGCTCGCTCTTTCTGGGCAATACGGGGCCTGGCAAGGGCATTTTTGAGTGCCTGGGGTCCAACAACATCCTCTTCCGTGATGTGAGCATAAGCGCCAGAGACAT